TACTCGACTAATATAAGCGGTATATTCTGAATAAGCGGTTCGTTCGTCTTCAGTTAGATCATGATGCCAGCGCGCCCGAGCTTCTAAATCATTCGGAGCTTGCAACCAAAGCAAACGACCGAGTTCGCTCCGGGTATAAGCGCCGGCTCTTATTTCGGCTCGTTCTCGACTCGCTGGTGATAACGCTTTAATAATAAATCTAGTCGCTTCGTTACTAACCGAACCTAGATCGCTAAGGTTACCCGAAGCTAAATAAGCCGACTTTTGTTCATCATTTGCTTGAACCGCGTCGTCAACGGTTACAACGATTTCAAGCTCATATTCTGTACTAGTTACGAAGCGAATAGCCATTTTATACGTTTCCTACTGTTAGCCCGATTCTGAATGGAGAGTTTCCGGCGTTGGCTTCATAACTTGAAGTAGTGAAGTCGCCGGCGTATCGAGCTTGTTGATAAGTTAAAGTTTGTCTTACGATGTCATTTCCCGAAACGTCATAGACGCTAGGGTCATTAGTTAGAACGGCTGCCGGAAGCATAATAGCACAGCCCTTTCCGTCATCGATCGGGCCGGTTCCGACTAATACTTGTCGAACTGTTCTATTAAAGTAGTCATTTGCAACGTTAGTATTAACAGTTGAGAGCGTTAAACTAAGCTCTACGCTTACGTCGCTAATATCCATTCCCGACATACCGATAACATCATTTGAATAGCTAAGCGGTGTAAGTGTATTTGTAACTGTTAAACTAAAGTCTTCGCAATCTAGCGCCAAGCGGTCGAGCGTTTCGCCGGCGGTGCCGTTTGATGAGCTAGCCGGAGAACCGTCACTTACTACGACATAAGAACCGCGGAAGAAGGCCGGCGAACCGCTGTTATATACTGGTTCGATTGAACCGACCGCGCCGCTATGGTTATCAGTAATAAACGCTGCTTGATAAGTTAGTTCAGCCATAAGACGACCGGAATCAAGAGTGATATTCATAGACTCTAAAACGCAACCATACGCGATTTGTTGGAAATTCGCGCCGTCGATTTTAAACGCTAAGCTATGATTGAACTCGCCGGAGTTTGTTCGGCTTGGAACGTACCAAGTTTGAAGACCGCGAAGCGTTGGCGTACCAGTGAAACCCGAACTAAAGGCCGGCGAAACGGTTACGTCGCCGGCTACGTCGTTATCTGTAATCGCTGAATACTCGGCGCGGCCGTTAATTTCAGTTCCGATCAGTAAACCAACATCGCTAACCGCCGGCGCGTTAGTCGGAGTGTATGTATTTTCATCTACGACCGCCGAAGCCGAATCCGCTTTTAAGTTAGCGCTCGGCGCTTGAGTATTGAAGCCAGCGCCCAAAAGATAACCGAGATAATTCGAATTATAGTTAGCCGCCGAAGTTCCGATCGTGGTTAGATCTACTCGACAAGTGATCGAACCAGTACGACGGCGAACTCGTGAACCACCGCTCCAAACCGTGTCCGGTTCCGGTGCGTTGAAGTAAGCACCGTCTCGGGTATCGTTACGTTCAGAAACGACGGGATCACCGCTCAAGACGACCGGGTCACGTTCACAAGGGATTGAAACAAAAGTAAGACCGCTTACGGAAGGGATTCCGTTTGAATCCGGCGAACCGAATGTACTTTCAACGGCTACGCTTAAAGACCTATGAGTAACTGCCATTTTTTAACTCTCCAAGAATAAAAGGTCGAAGGGAATAGTAAGTATAAAGGCGACTCTCGCGCCGTTTATATCTGCTATCGGCTCAAATGTTGGTTGATAAGGTATAACGCTTACTATACCGGTGTTTTCTAAATCATAGTCCGGCTCTTTTAGAGTATCGCTTAATTTAGAAACGTCTTCGGCGATCATGCGACTTAGATAACTGTAATCGGTCGGAATCTCATAACGAACCCTTAAATCGACTCGGGTTCGCTTCCTACCGCTTAGCCCGGTCATTCCGTCATCAAATGGAAATAGATCGATAGAAAGCTCGAAATAGCGGTTATTAAATGATCGCTCGTCAAGATCTACGGTAAAGCCGTCGCCACGTTGAACAGCTACAAAAGAACTATTCAAATCGGTTTTAGGCGTGATCTCCATAATCGTATTTTCTAAATGTTCAAGCGCTGCCTTTATGCCTTGGCTCATTTGAGTTTCTCGCTTACATCATTTGAAACCGCTTCGACTAAAACGTCTATATCATCTTCGCTTAAGCCGAGGTATTCTCGCTTTTGATTTACATGAAAGCCGTAGCTCTGAACGTGTTTAGTCAATCCAATTTTAAAGCCGGTCGGAGTCGCTTCCGTAACGACTAAATTATTCATAAGCTGACCGCTTAACACTAAATCGACTTCGGCGCTATCGCTGGCGCTACCTCGTCGACGAGAATCGTTTTTGTATTGCTTATATCCGCCGGCGTAATAAATGCTTCTTCCGGTTCTACTTGGTCGACCGCCCTTCGGAGTGAGTCGAGCGCCTTTTTTAGAAACGTAAATCGGCGTTTGGGAGTAGTCTATGAATTGATTTCCGTTCGCGTCTATACCATTTGACGTTCTTAACTTGATCATCGCTAAAGTGTTTTGAGCAAGTCGCGCCGAGTCTTGAGCCGTCCAAAGCGTACGCGGTATATTTATGTCTACTCTGACCGGCATATTTGACCCCTTTTTTTAAATAGGAACTTAGTTCCGGTTTAATGACGCATACCGCGAACTGGGTTAAAGAAACTATCGTTCGCGGTCTTACTATAGTTTCGCCAGCTGGCCCGAAAGTCGGAAGCGCTTCCACCTTTTCGCCGTAAGTCTTCTTCGTTTGGATCTATAACGCCGTCGCCGTCCAAGTCTAAAGTGATTGATCGAAGCGCCGAATCTAAAAGCTCTCGACAACGATCGCGCATATTTGAAGCCGCGTCAAAGTCTCGAATCAATTCATAGATGATAGCCGCGGTACAATACTTATGAGCAAGCTTAAACGACTCGGGATTAAATACCTCGTCTTCGGTAATATCATCATTATTTAAATGATCTCGAATCGCTAAGATGATTTCATGTTCGGCCGCTTTGATTTGTGCTTCGAAATCGCCTTGTCTTCTCGGTACCATATCGGCAAGGTTCGAGAAGGTATTAACTAGTTCGTTATGATCAAGCCCAGTATTAAAAGGCCGTGGCGTGACTTTGAGTATTCCCTTTTCTTGTTTGGGTTGACTCATATTAAGTTCAGTATATGAAACCCGATAAGGATAAAGACCGCTCGTCGCTAAGCTAGCGCCGGCTATGTCAACGTAACTCGTAGCTAGTTGAAGCGTTGCCGAGCTAGTTAAATCAATATCTCTTGAAAGCGGTTCGGCTAAAACGGCGGTCGTACCACCAAGTCGAGAGACTACGACCGAATAGTATGTATCTCGATCAGTAATCAAGAAAGCGTTTTGTTGCTCTCTATAATAAGTCGCCGGAGTACTATCCAGCGTTAAAGTTCGTCGATCGCTAGCGATAGCAGTAACCGTTAAATCGGAAGCGAATCGAGTTAGCGTTTCGCTTATACCTGAATCAGTATCAATCACTAAACTAGCGTTACCGGTGATCGGTACTTGTGGCGACCAGATAAAGCGGTAATCGTTGCTTGTTATGCTTTTTCTCATTTCTTCGCTCCGGTATTAGCTTTTACTATATCGCTCTTTTTAGCTCGATTTAATTTAGCCGCAGTAATAAAACCTTCGGTCACTGGTGACCATGAATGACGGCAATTATAACCACCGCCGGACGTAATCACGTTTAGCCCTTGGTTATTATTTAATTGTTTCATTTGCTGATCATTTACAACGAGATTGATCAAAGCTTTACAAAAGTTTCTAGTAACTCCGTCTCTCGGGCCAGTATATAAATAATTCTTTATACCGGCCGCTTTTGACGCTACGGCGTTAATACTCCGGCCATATTGACTAAGCTTAGTCTTGACCTCGGTTAGCGCCGAGCCTTCGCTTTTTTTCATTCTTGTTTGTAGGTTCGATAAAGCGCTTTGCACGGGAATCTCGATAGTGAGATCTCGCAATGATTCCCGAATCGCTTTTTGATAAACCGGTATAATGATTTCGTCGAATACAGCGTTTGACGATTGTATTTGAAGCGCGTCGATTTGTGGTAAGATCGAATCGAACTTAAACGCCGGGTCGACCGCTTCAAGTGTACCTTTAATCGATGCCGATATAAGATCTTGTTGTTCGATAAATACATCGATTGCATTTCCTAAGCCGGCTTGAAGTATCAAGTCAGTTAGTTGATCGTTAGTCATACTCGACAAGTTTGTCGGGTCGATGACAGTTAAAGCATTTTCTAATGCTTCTATGATTTCACCGCGAGCGGTTTTTAAAGCTCGTTCAAAAGCTCGCTCGGCGGTTATTTCTGCTTTGAGTTGTTCGACTCTAGCTTTTGTTAGTTCTGCGATCGCTCCGGTTTGCTCGTTCGCTTGCTTGGATAAGTCAGCGACGGCTTTACGATCGGCGTCCGTTTCACTTAGGCCAATTTGGCGACCGCATAAACATAACATAATCTTAGTTTACTACGCTTGTAATGATGCGACCGAGAGTCGAGTCTACAGCATGATACTTTTGAACTTCTTCGGCGTATACATAGCGACGAGTACGATCAAGAGAGTCATATTGACCGGCAACCATTCCGCTAAACTCAAGATTAAGCGCGGCTACTGGCATTCCCTTAACATTACCCGACTTCTGTACGATAGCGTCCGAACCGCGTAGAATACCCATGAATAAAGCGTCTTGCGACCAAATGAAGCCTTCGCTTGAACTTGCACCCGGTACGGCGGTATCTTGGCGAGCCGAACCGACATAAATGTTAGGAATGCCGAGAACGTCGCGTAGTACTTGCATAACTGCTTCGTTTGCTAGAATACGAGAACCGCTCGCAAGGCCGGCGCTAGCTGTACCGGCGAAACCGCGAACCTCGGGATTCTTGGCAAGTGTACGGAATACCTTGTGACCGAGTACAAGAGTATCGGGATTGATACCATGTGCGGCTTCAAAAACGGTATTCTTAAGATCGTAAAGGTCGCTTAAAGGCTCAGCGTTCGCGTCGTCAAACTCGCCGCCGAACTCATTAGCGGCGGTATCATTATTAAAGTTTGAAGTTCCGAAAAGAAGATCGGCGGCGCGCTTCTCTTTAGCAAGCTTCATAACGCGAGCGACTTTTTTAGCGATTCGAGCTTCTTCGCTTCCGGGATATTGAGAATCAAGAATATCCTCCATAGCGATAGAATCGCTAGCGGAATAAATCAAAGCTTTGAAAGTTTGGCTTGAACGATCGAAACCGCCGATAGTTGGACGGCTTGAACCCGGAGCGCGCTCAAGATCAAGACCAGCGCCGGCGCCCATGAAATTTCGAGTTTCTTCGAGTAGTAAAGTACCGCTTCGCTCGGGAATCTTGATAGTTTCAAAGATTTGATCGGCGATAAGTTGACTATCGCTAGGAACGCTTTCGACGACTAGATTGCTTAAGATTTCGTCGACTGGGTGCAAATTAGTATATGATGAAGCCATAATAATTTATCCTTACGCTAATGGAGTAAATGAGCCGATAAAGTAGGCGAAGAACTGTTCACCAGCGCCGGCGGTTGAGGTTTGGTTAAGATTAGGTAACGCGCGCGCGATAGGGTAATCGCCCGAAGCGGCTACGGTTACCTCGCCGTCGTCTGCGGCCGCGAGTTGTGGAGAGGTCGCAAGATTAGCAATAGCAGCACCGGCTTTTACTCGTGTAATACCATGCACCAAAACTTCGACAGTATCACCGGCCGCAACTGTACGTTGAGCAACGCCGACGATATTCTTATCGGTGCTACCGCTTGGAAGCGCTACCTTACCGTCCGTATCGATTGAAACAACTTCGAAAGCGTCGATAGCTTCGCTCGCTACAAATGTAATTAAATTGTCTGTATTAGCCATTTTTAAACTCCAAACGCCTTAGCGTAATAATCGGGATTTTCATTTCTAAATAGGTTTAGCGCTTCGCTATAAGAAACGCTTCGTTCAGTAGCAAGCTCGCGTACCTTGTCGCTTAGGGTCGCTTTGCTGATCTCTTGACCGCTTGCACCGTGTCCAACTGTTTTCAAAGGTACTGTGGAATTCATAGGTCGCTCAGTGAACATTTTCCAGAATTCGGGCTGCAGATCTTTAATTTCCCAAGCCTTTGAAGCGACGGTTTGCTCGGAAGGTGAAATACGACCTTCGTTAAGAAGGGTCTTAACCGCGTCGTTCTTTTCGATTTCGAGCTTTTCAGCTTTGATTGATTCGAGTTGCTCATTTAGTTTAGCGTGACTCTCTCGAAGCGCTTGTACTTCGCTCAATAACATAGACTCATTAAGATTCTCGCTCATCTTGTTATAAGTCTTTTCTTCGTCGTCTTTCTTTTCAGCTAGCTTTGACTCGTCTTCGTCGTCTTTTGACTCGGTCATTTTAGACTTGTCTTCGTCGTCTTGTTGCTGATTCATGATTGAGGACTCGTTATCCTCTTTCATTTCTGTAATTTGCTTTTCGAGCTTTTTAACTAGCTCGTCTTTTGCTTCGTATGCTTTACGAAGTTCTTCAATACTCATATCATCGATATTCATTTCGAACCTTTCGTTTAACGTTATTCGATCGATTTTATTGTTTGATTGTGCCGGTCTTGGCGTAAGCGTGATCGCTAATAGTTGAGCGCTCCCGATCTTTTCGCCGCCGTCTCTGCTATATACATCGCCGGTTACAAATTCCGGAGAAGACCACAAAACGCCGCCGGCATTATGAACGACTTCTAAACCTCGTTCGTTATAAGCCGGGATAGCATAAAGGCCGTCCTCTTTGAGTTCTAAGCCAACGATTAAACCTAAGGCGTTTCCACTTTCCGGCGGTGCCGGCGTTCCGCCTTGAAAAGGACTTGTAGCGTGCTGCCAGTCAATAACGACCGGGTCGATTTCTGAACGCTCGTTATAGACTCGAACTAGCTCAGCTAGTAAGTCGTCATCTATGTCTTTACCGATTTGATTTCCGTTCATTCGACTTGTAACTTGACCAAGCGCCAAAGTCTTAAACGGCCGGCCAATTACTAAGCCGTCGTCGCGCTCGTTGTCTGTATCAAGCTCGATCTCGATAGCTTCGCTATATGCTCTTAATGTATTCATTTTCTCATCGGCTCTTTTCATCATAGAAACGATTTTATTAGACCAACTGAACCCGGAGTCACCGCCCCAAGCTTCCCAAGCGATCCGGCCTTTTGACCAGTCCGACCATTTCGGCGACTTCTTGTCGACTTGATGTCTTTGGAAATAAGAAAGCATTCGGCGAACGGTTTCCGGTGATAATGTCTTACCATTTGCTAAATCCCTAGCTCGCGCTATACCGACCGCCGTTAAGCCTTTTTGACTTGGCGGTTTGGTCGCTCGTACTTCAAGCGCTCGTTTAGCTGACTCTTTAGCGCCTTTTGGCGGTGTAAAGTCGATATGATCGTATTTCTTCGGCGCTAGCTCGGTTCGTTGAGCGTGGCCTTTTGGAAGCAAATCGAGATCGGTAGTATATGATTCTTTACGCTGACCAGTACCGACTAGCTTTAGAAATGTTTTAACCCGAGCTAAAGCCCATTGATTACGATTCATTCCGGGTCTATGAGATACCGAGAACGCACCGGCACCGCGACGAAATACAGCTTTAAGCGTACCTAGATCGACTTGCTTAGATTTAGCGTTATACTTGTCGTTATGCTCGTCTCTCATCTTTTCAAGCGCTTTGATTGAAGCTTCGCCGATTTCAATTCCACCGCGAGAACCCGAAGCCGATCCGGTCGGATTCTTTGAGCTACCGCTGATTTGATCTTTTTTCGGCGCTGGCGTTTGTGCCTTGGTTCGCTTTTTAATCTTAGCCATTTCTTCGCCGCCTTATTATTTGCTCGGTTAAAGCGGCTACGCTTCCTTGATTGCTGTTAGCTTGTAACGTTCGTTCAAGTGAAGATCTTTGAGCGTCCTCGGGTAAATCTCCGGCTCCGAGTCGATCGCGAATAGCTCTTTCTAGTTCGTCGTCCGGAGTCAAAAGACCGGCGGTCACTAGAGCCGGAAGCGAGTTCATAGACTCGGCTAGATCATCGGTATCTAAACCAGTATGAACAAGTTTCGGAAGTTTTGAAGCGTCAATCGCTCCATAATTCCATTTAATTAAACGGCCGACCGTACCACCGCCCCGGCGATCAGTTCCGTTAATAGCGCTCGTTACAATATCGCATAGATTGATAGCAGCTCGACGAAATACGCTTAAATGGATTTCGCCTACGCTTCGCGCTCCGGTTTCAGTGTTACCAAGGTCGGCGAATTGAGCTAAGAAAGCGCTTGAAATCTGACTATCGCATTTAGTGATAATTTCGAGCGGTGCCGAAGCATAAAGATTTGGTTGAGCGCCGTAGGTTTCGAATGATACCGCGCCGTTTTGTACTAGATAACTTTGCTCGGTACTTATGAAAGCTCTAGCTTGCGCTTCCGCGTCTTCTATCATTGCGTCTATATCGCCGTCGGTTAAGCCTTGGCTTTCGGCTTGCGAACGATCAACTTTAACGACTGGTGTCGGAATAGCCCAACGATCAACGCCGATACACATAAGATTTGAAACGCGTTGCTTAGTTCGCCACCACCACCAAACCGGCCGGAGCATTCCCACGCCTTCGAAGTTGCTTCCGGTTTTGTTAAGCGTTAAGAGTAAAAGCTTATTAGCCGGAATCGGCTCCGGTGTATATGTAACGCCTACGGTATTTTGAAGAACGCCGTCTAAGTTTTGATTATCTCGACTTAACCAGCGATTATGAGCGCTTGGTTCTCGGTCGGCATATTGATCTAAAAAGACCTTGCTTTGACCGTTCGAATCTAAACCGACCCTATAAACTTCTTCGGCGTAACGATAGCCGACCGGAATAAACTCTAATAGATAACTAAGTTGATCTTCAAAGCTAATCGACATTTGACCGGCGTAACCGTCGAAGCCGAAAGCTTCATTCATAAATCGAGCTAGCTCGGTCGCTACTTCGTCGTTTTCGATGCCGGGTTCAAAACGCCAGCTAGCCGACAGTAGTGTCTGCTTAAGCATATGCCAAGATCGGCGAACGATCGGATCCGTTCTTAACATTTCTTCGGCTTCGCTTACCCAGTTAAGACCGGTCAACGTTGCGTTTCGTTCTTTACCCGAAATCACGCCGCCGCTAAATTGAGTTCCGGTTATACCTCTCGTCTGAAAACGTGGGTACTTAGCTTTTAAATGATCTAAGTCTCGTTTATTAGCGTCGTTGGTATTCATAGAACCCCTAAGCATAGGTAAAGCTTTTATCGTTATTATAAACGCGTTTAAACGTTTTAGCAAATAACTACTGAAAACTTGAACAGTGTACAAGCGTTCAGTATGACAAAAGGCCAAAAAAAAGCGCTCGGTTTTTGCCGAACGCTTTTTCTAAACCACACGTAAAAAACCAACTTAGGGAGTCAGTTCATAATCTGATTTACACCAGTTAGCTAAATCGATCAATAAAAAAAGCGCTAAACCGGAGTCGAGCGCTTTAAACGTGGCCGTTAAATAAAATGATTGTGTGAGAAGTATTACAAAAAGGCCACGGCTAACGAGTAAGCGCCCGACCGAAGCCGAGCGCTAATGCTTGTCAACGTTCAAAGCTTTATACTAAAGACTCGCCGAGTTCAATCTTTAAAATAAGCTTTCATTGATTCGGGAAATAGCTCGAATAACTTCGCTTTGATTTGCTTCGCTACGATGCCAGTTTCCGGTTGAGCGTGTTTATCATCTCTAAGTCTAATGAACTTAACCCAGTTTAAGAGATTCCCGGTCATATAGAAGCTAGTCATGGTACTCTGAGGCAATACCGCGCGAGCGAGTTCGCGAGATACTCCGGCTTCTAAAAGCTTATGATATGCTAACCAACTAGCTTCGATCGCTTGTTCATAAATCTTTTGCAAGACCTCGTCGTCTTTTAATTCCCCGGCGCTACACTGGCGATTAACTTCGGCTTGACTTCTAAGTTTGGAAGGTGACCAAATCGAAAGGTCTTCGCTCGTATATCGGCGACTTACTTCATTATAGCTAAAAGTACGATGACGCATAATTTGACGAGCGACAAAAACAGGAACGTCTAATATAAAAGTCGCTGAACAGTGTTCAAAAGGTGACGTATGTAAATTAGCAGCGAGATAATTAATCAGCTTCTTATCTCGATCGGTCATAGTTTCTTGATCGTGATTATGTTTAGCGAACGATACCCGAGCCGAATCGACGACTCTTTTATCGCTTCCCATATAATCAACTAGTTCAGCTTTAATTTGTTTTGTCATGGTAACCATTCTCTAACATTCGGATCTAAGATAACTTCGTTCGGGTCTTTTTGCCTTATGACCTTTTTACCGGCGAATAACGAAAGCTCGTTTATTACGGCGGTTTGAAGTTCGAAAAGGTGATCGTTCTTTAATTGTAATTGTATTTGAGCGTCTCGAAGCCGAGCGATCAAAGCGGCTCGATCAGCGTCGCTTTTAGCGAGCTTGTCTTTTAGTTCCTCAACTTCTGAAGGATCACGGCCGGAAGCTATAGCGAGCATACTCGAAATACTTCCGGTAATAACGCCCAGTATACCGACCAAAACGTCGCGGTTCTCGTCGACAATTTTAACATAAGTCAAAAACAGTATTAAGCAAACGACTATGATTAGAAAGACAACGCTAAACCACCAGCCGCGCTTTGACTTTTGATCTTGAATTATTTCTTTGTTTGTTCTTTCGTCTTCGTCATTCATAAGCTGATCAACTTCTCAATAATTATTATAACCGGGTCGAGTAGTTCTAATAAATCATCGACCCAGTAAAAGCAAAAGTCTAAGCCGTTAATCATTCGTAAACGCTTATCGATCACGATCGGCGCGAGTACGCTTAGAGCATAACAAGCAAAGATCAAAGCGGTTCGATTTGCGATCCAAGTTATATGTTCCTTAAGCGCTCGATCTCGCATACGCGATTTAATCCGTTTAGCACCGCCGAGCCGTTTAACTTTATCGTTACCCGGCGGCGGTTGAAGTGATTCGATAGTAGAACCCACAGTATAAACGATTTGAGTTTCGGCGACTCCCTTAAATCGATATTCGCCGGCTAAAGCGTATCGAGTACCTTTCGGCGTGAATGTATTAGTTCTATGACGAACCGCTTTCATCGCTTCTTTAGTGAGTAGTACTTGACCGGCTCCACAAAGCGACATGGTTCGCGCTGCTATGTTCTTTGATATGCCTTCAAGCTCGATCGACTTAGCGCCGGTCATAGTGAATAGCTCGTCTTGTTGAACTTCGATTACCGAGCCGTAATGAATGCCTATTCGACATTGAAGCTTTGTTTTGTTTGGAATACTGGCTTGATAATGCAAAGCGAAATTGACCGCATCGATCGGACGTTCAAAGCTCAGCATGAAACCGTCGCTTCGATCGATCTCTCGGCCTTGGAACTTATAGAGTAGTGAACGCGTTAAACGATCGTGATACTGTAACCATTCGGCGGCCTTGCGAGCGCCAACTTTCTGAACGAAGGCGGTCGAGCCGATTAGGTCTAGTAATACGATCGCTAAATAACGTTCCGTGAATTGCATTTAATCAAGTATCTCGCGTGGGTCTATATCGCTTGGGTCTTTTAGTCGTTCGATACAATTTTCTAGAGCCTTTTTTGCAGTCTTTAAGAACTTTTCTTCATCAGTTCCGACAAGATCATAATCTGTAAGCATATGACCCCATTTTCTTCGTCGATGAATGCAATGATACCATACTATTACTTCGATAGATCCGTCCTTTTTTTTATTAGCGTCTAAATCGGCTTCTTTACCGGTTATATCTTCAAGTTCAGATAATAGCAAAACGGCTTCATGTTTAATTTTTTCGATTTGATCAATCATTTAAAAACTTCCTCTCTTAACTGTACCTACATTTACTTTTCGGTTTGGTCGATCACCGCTTGAACGCTTAGCATATTTACGATTATCAACGGTCGTATCATTCCAATTAAAGATGATGCAATCATACCTTAAAGCGTCTAAAGGGTCTTCTCGACCGTCCTTAATCGGCTTCTCGTTCTTATCCCAGGCATAACTTAGAATAGCTTTACGAAGTGAGTTCCCGGAAGCCTTTTCGCCACGTTCCCAAACTTCGCGAGTAATCATATAGCGCTTTTGTGCGAAGGCTCTTTTAAGCCGTTGAACGCCGTTCAGTATATCAATTCGGATCGGGTCGTTAGTATACCTTAACGCCATACCTAAACCCTTCGGCGGTGCCGATCGCATAGCCCGAAAAGCCGAAGCGCCGGTTTGATCGTTTCTAGCCCGACCGGCTTTATCAGCGACGCCAGTATCAAGCCAAATCTTAGGAGACGGCGCTTGATCTTTTAATTCACGCGGCCACGCGACCGAGGTAATCAATCGGGCTAACTGTTCGGTCGTTACTTCCTTCGGGTTGAACTCGGCACAAATAACCGAAGCGTTAAGTCGTTCGTCGTGTACTATGATCAAAACGCTAGGCTTTCTAAATCCCCAGTCAATCGCGATTCGACCGGTCATAGATTCATCATACTTCCAGTTATCTATTACGAGCGATTCGCTGAACTCATTATAAACTAAACCGGAAGGCGGCTTAGGCTTATTCATAACCATGGCTTCGCGCTCGTCAGCCGGTAAAAGCTTTGTCGCTTCGAACCAGTCGTCGCTAAGGTTTTGTTGATTGACGTAGCTTGTAAATAGCAGCGGTTCGTATCCGGCGTTCTCGCTCATGCTACACCACCACGCGCCGGCGACTGGTAAGCCGACTAAGATCATGATCGGCGACTCTCCGGCTCTTAAACGACCTAGCGCTTTGTGCGCTACTTCTTCGTTTAACGTTTGGCATTCGTCAATCAAACAAACGCCGGAGGTAATGTTAAGACCCTCTAAAGGATTGTGAGTACTTTCGCGCGTACCCGGTCGGAAGTAACTTCGACACCATACCGACGAGCCGGTATGCGAATCCGTCCATACTTGTTGAGTAAAGTTGTAAGTCCAACCGAGCGGCGCTAACCACTTTTCGATTTCCGGCATTAAAACGGATCTATAACGAACGCTAGTATCAGTTACTAATAAGATCGAAGTACCGGGTCGAATCTTGGCAACCGTTAAGATCGAGAAAACAAGCGCGCTTGTCTTACCCGAACCCCAGCCGCACCGCGCCGCTATGACTTTATCTTTGCGGATAATCCGTCCGATTACTTGGCGTTGGAGTTCGTTTAGATCGATAGTCATTTGATAATTGGCCTTGTTCTCGAATCGCCGTAGATTGAACATTCTCTCAATAGATTAGTCCATTTGAGCGCTAGTTGACGGGCTTTATAATCTATGAAGCTATCGCTAAAGCTTCTATAGTTCGAGAGTAATCGAAGGGTCTTCGCATAGTCACTAGTTAATATATCTAAAAGCTTTGACTGGTCATAAATGACACGTTTACCCGAATCATCGATCATAGCCGGATCATAAGCCGACCTCGGCGTAATGTATCTCTTACCCGAATCATCATTCATCGGCGGTAAAGAGCTAAACATAATCGTCTATAACCTTATTTAAAATCGGCGCTTGTGTTTTTGGAAATATCCATTCTAATACTCGTCGACCGGCTCGAATATGTTTTGAAACAAACTTTTCATATTCTAGTGGATTATCTTTTGAATACTTAAGAAAGCGCCCTAAGTGTTCATGTAATTGAAGAGTTTGAACGAAACTTTCACTTAGTAAAAGAATTAATTTTTGCTCGTCATAAATGACACGTTTACCCGAATCATCGATCATAGCCGAATCATATCTTTTTCGTGGTGCGATATATTGTTTACCAGTTTCATCTTCAATTAATTGATAAATATAGCCGGAAACGCCTCGTCCATTCTTAGAAAGCGCCGATTCTATACCGTCAAAAATATGCATTCCCTTATCTTCATAAATCATCTTATTGCTATTAACGTTATTGACCAAATAATATGTTTTTTCGGTATCGCTCATTCTTGATCTTCTTCGTTCGTTTCATCATCTAGCGTTTGTCCGGTGATCGCTTCGGTCGCTTGCGCAAGCATAGAAGCGACTAAGCCGGAACCGTCGTTTTTGTCTGCTACCTTAACTTCTAAATCTCGCTTTAAAGACCAACGATCGGGAAAGCGTCGCTCAAGTAAAGCCAAAGGCGCGCGCCAGTCTTCTTTAAGCCTTCCGAATTGCCGAACCTCGGCGATAAGAGTCGCTTCGCTGAAATCTATAGCCGCGTCGAACTCGGCGCTAAACTCCGGGTCAGCGTGTCGCCATTTCTCAACCGTTCGAGCGGTTAGGCCGGCTTGACTGCAAGCCGCTTCAATACTAAGACCGGCTCGAAGGTTCTCTAAAAGAGGTTCGATATACTTAGGAGTCTTTTTTGTCTTCCGACTTTTCAGGTGACTGGGTTTCTTCTCGCTCATCGTAAATCTTTCTAGTAACGTTGATTAATTCTTTTGTTACTTCATTATATAACGCTAACGAATGTTCGTATAGCGGTTCGTTTTTGTTAGAGAGTCTTAACGCTTCTCTTAATGATTTATAAAGTCGAGCTAAGTCTTTATCTCGCGCGTTTAATGCCGAATTATCCGAAGTCATTATATACTCCAATAGAAAGCCAACAGCTAAAGAGCTTAGCTCGTCTGGCGTTGGGTTTAGATTTACAGCTTGTTCTTTTAGCTGGCTTCTTAAAGGCTTGTGGCGCTTTCGTTTTTTTGGTTTACCCATGATTTCGACAAGCGCTTTATGATTTACATGATGTTCATTAATTCTTATTTGATATAAGAAACTTCTATGAACGCCGATCGCCGAAGCAATGTCTTTAAGCTTACGATGCTTCATTAAGCGAATAGTCTCTAGTTGTCGTTCGTTCAAGATTGAATCGTTAGAATTTTCGGTTAATCGCCACAAACCGAATTGATTCGAAATATCGTTTATGCTAGTAGTATTTCCGTTCATTTTATACTCCGGAGCCGGCGACTAGTTCGTCGGCTTTTGGTTT